AGTTTTCCATAGCCTTTGGACTAGCATAATAAAAAGCAGTTTTGTCTATTACGCCCTGGTATGTTTTTTCTAACTTTAATAACTCAACTTGCATTTCTTGCAGTGGTGTTAATTCAAAGCCAAAAAATTTGCCACCTGCTGAAGCTGCAAAAGTTAAAAAAGATCTTTCTGCTGCTGTTATAAAATTTTGTATCCCTATAGCAGCCTGCTTTAAACCCAATAAGACACTTACAGCTATTGTTTTACCTAAAGTATCAAAACCAGAAGCTGTATCTTTAGATTTTGTTATGACATCTTGCAATTTTGTAGCTAAAATTTGTAATGCTGGCACAAAAGCTGCTGTAATATTATTAACTACCGCACCTACTTGTAATTTAACAACACTCATAGTGTCATTAAACTGCTCAACACCTCTGATAGTTTTATCATCTAAAATAATTCCAAGATCATCTGCCCTTCTTGTAAATTCTTTTAAACCATCAGCACCATCTCTAAAAACTTCACTAAATTGAATACCAGCCCTACCAAATAAATTAGCAAGTGCTGTTGCCCTTTCAGCTTCTGATCCTAGTTCTCCTAATCCTTCAGCAACACCTTCCAATAATGTTTCAAAACTTTTTAGTGATCCATCTGCATTTTTTAGTGTTACACCTAAATCGGAAAAGATATCTACCTGGGTTTTAAGTCCTCTGCCTGCATCTCCGATAGATCTAGCAAATTTTTCTAAACCTTTTTGAGTTTGCTCAACAGTAGTTCCAGATTCTATGGCCGCTAACTGGAAGGCTTGTAATGTCTCTGTAGCAATACCAGTTCTGGAAGCAGTCTTGCCTAGAGTATCAATATAATCAAAAGATTTTTTTGTAATTAAAGCTATAGAAGCTGCTGCTGCTACTGCTGCTGCTCCTAGTGCTTTGATAGCAAATAAACCAGCCTTACCTGCTGTAGCAATACCCTTTAAACCTATCTTTACAGCTTTGAAAGCCATTGCTGTTTTATTTACAGCAATAATTTCATATTTAATCTTACTATTGGCCACTTCTTTTTTCCTCACTTATTTCAAAATAAGCAATCCATGTTTGGTATTCATGGATAGTAATTTGCTGAAGTTCTGCATGTGTTTTGCCAAGTTTTTCTGCTATAGCAAATTGCACATATAAATTACTATCCTCTATTAGTTTTTTTTAACTTTTTCCTGCGGTTCTTGTCCCATCATTGCTGTTGCAACTCTTACCAGGACTTCTTGTTCAACTCTGTTTAATAAAGTGTTCTTATCTTCCAGGTCAAATATTTTCTCTCCGCTTTCGTCAAGTGCTTTATAAACCAATACCATAGCCATCATCTTTAGATCATCTTGCTGGCTCATTTTATAAAGCTTGCTTGTTTCAGCTAAAGTTAATGGCTTACTGTATATTTTTAATGGATTACCATGTTCATCTTTCCATTCATCAACAATTGTTACTCTTACATCTTGATCTTCAAAATGTGATACCGCTCTCTCTATAGCTTTCATATTGTTATGATGTTGTAGTTTGTAGAGCTGATTTACCCTGTACACTAAATGAACATTCAACTAAACCATCAAAAGATGCAGATCTTGATATTCCAGTAACAATAGCTGTTCCTGTATATCTTGTAGCACCAGTTGCATCCCCTTCTGGGAAAAATATTAGTGTGACTTCAGCACCTGCTGTAAATGCATTTTGTACAGTATCATCTTCATCCCAATAAGCATCTATTGAAGCTGTAAAATCAGTTAATCCTGTTTCATATGTTTTAAAAGTTGATCCCATTGATGAACTTTCGATTGTGTCGCTGTTATGCTCAATTGAATAAGATCTCATCTCTCCAAGAGCATTTGATCCTATTTTAATGATTCCAGCGTTTCCTTTTTGTACCGCCATTTTTTATTCCTCGTTTTTTTTAGTTTGTTTTGAAGAAAGTTTAGTTTCCTGGGCTGTTTCTTCTTTCCATCCCATATTTTTCATACTCTCAACACACGCTGGATGAGCAATAACTGAAATTCCGTTTTTTTTTAGTTTGTTTTGAAGAAAGTTTAGTTTCCTGGGCTGTTTCTTCTTTCCATCCCATATTTTTCATACTCTCAACACACGCTGGATGAGCAATAACTGAAATTCCGTTTTTTGTTAGTTTCATATATATTTACCTCTTTAAACTGCAACGTCTGGAGTTTGTTCCTGGACATAGTAGTTGGTTAAAAAATTTAGAGTAGCAAACGCAAGTGGTGCTTCTCCCTCTGGATTAAAATCAATCTCTGTTGATTCTAAAAAACAATCTTTTGCTAAGCCGCCTAAAGTTGGATCTCCAGCAATTGCTATCTCAACTTCTTTTGCTGAAGTGTCTATAGTGTCATCAAAATTGCTAGTTGCTTTTACATATATCTCAACCGCAACTGTTAAATTTCTTGTACATAAACGATTTACACCCATTACTTCTGGTGCAGAATCTTCAGACTTTGTATAAATTAATAAAGCTGGCGTTCCACCAGTTGCTAACGGATAAACCCTAGATTGATAAACCCTAGTTCCAGTAGTTGTAAGGTTATTTAAAACAGTGCCAAACCTTTCCCTTATTTGTTGTCTTACATGATTAGCCATTATATTTTTTCCAGGCTTAAAGCAGTAAAACCAGTTCTGTCACTTTGTATAGAAACTATTGTGTAATTTGCAGCTGGGCTTAATATATTTCCCTGAACATCTTTTATAGCTGTTACTTGTAATGTATTACCATGAGCAATACTAGGAACATCTATAGACCTGCAATATGCAATAGGTTGTGTAGCTTCTATTGAAACTTCTAAACCTTCTTGTTCTATATATTCATTATTTAAAATAATATTTATTGTTGCAGCAGTTCCACTACTGTTGGTATATATAGCAGAAACACCATGACCAAAATTAATATCAAGATATGAACTCATATCTTCTTCTGTTTCCATTAAATACTGGCTCATTGTAAAGCCAGAATTAAATTAACCATGCCAACATTGTCTGGTTGTACGTTTACTATTACAAAATCAGTCTCTGGAGTTAGTGTAGAGCCATTGTTGGTTGTTATAGCATGAACTGTTAGTTGGTCATTAATAGAGACATAAGGTATATCAGAGGCTTTAGCCATTGCCCTAGGCTGATAACCCTCAACAGCAATAGTATCTCCTTGTATATTAAAATATGCCTGGTCAATTATTATTTTTATATTGGTAGAATTGCCTGCACTAATATTATTAAATGTAGCTGTTACTCCGCCTATTTGCGGATCAACGTAACTGTTAAAATCATATGAGCTTTCTAGTGGCATTATCTTTTCTTAATATTCTTAGTTGTTTTGTTTTTTAATGGCTTATCTTTGTGACTAACATCCTCTGCACAACCGCCAGATATAAATTGTTTAGCTTCAGCAGCAGAAACTTCTACCACGTCACCTTCGTATCTTGTAACACCCCTAACGTGTGTCTTATTTAATATTCTAATTTCCATTTTTTTTCCTTTTAAAAATGGGTAGCCAATTAAGGCTACCCAGAACAATATCGCTAATTAAGCAATAATATCTTTAATCACACCAAAGCCAGTGTCGTGACGAATCGCAACATCTAAGTCTTGGAAGAAAGCAAGCCTTGTTCCACCTGAAGTAGATAATGAAGCTGTATCAACAACTACATCAACACCAGACCAGAAACCAAGCATTACATTAGTAAAGTCACCAAAGATAGCGGCTGACAAGTTAGTTCCAGTACCTTTTGAAAGGTTAGAAGGAACTAAAGTTGTAGAAGCTACGTTGTAGCCTAATATTTCACTTGCAGCTTCCATAATGAAGTTACCTTCAGCACCACCACTTTGTTTTGCTATAGTTCTAAGAGCAGCAATAACTTTAGGGTTAGTTAAGAATGATGGATTTCCGCCCATTGCATTTGAAACATCAACAGCTTTAATTAAATCAACAATTTTTGCATATGTTGGAGCTAAACCATTAGTACCCATTGAAACTACGTTTGCAGTAGCAACACCAGGAATAATTCCTGAAGGCTCGTTAGATCCGCCACCATTAATAGCTACGCTATCAATTTTTCTAGCAAATTGTGAAACAATGTCATTTCTTAATACAGCTTCTACAGAAGGATCGCTTTGAAGCATTAGCTTTCTAGAACAATCAACGTAAGACGCTAAAGTTTTTGGGGTCATTGTTATTTGACTAAATACAGCCGCACCTTCAGTTGGAGCTGAACCTTCAGCAACAAAAGCAGTGTTAGTTGTTTGAGCTGATAATTTCGGCACCGAAATATCGCCCTTTAATCCTGTCATAGTTCTCGCACCAAGCTCACCAACAGTTAATTTAGCGTATAAAGCTGAAATAAACTGATCTGCAAGATGGTCTGTACCAACTAAGTAACCACCCTGGGAATCTGTTCCAGCAGTTTGATCTCTTTGACCCCAGTTAAGATCTGAAGGCATGTAAAAACCTCTAGCTTCTTTACCAGTTCTTTTAGCAATTTCTTCTGATAGCTCTCTTTCATAACCAGCTTTTGACCAATCACCAGTTGATGATGCGTTAATAGCTTTGATTAAAGAGTATTCACTTCTTTCACTTTCGTTTAGGCCTAAGTTAGCTGGTGCAACTTCTAAAGCTTTATCATTAGATATGTTATCTAGTAACACGCCTCTGAATTGCTCAACACTCATTCCGTTCTGTATAGCATTATCAGCCAAATCTCTTTGGTTATGATGTTTGCCTAACGCTGAAATTTCTTTAGCGTTTTTAAGCATTTCTGCTTTAACTGATTCAGTAGCTTCACTTCTGATAGCATTTGAATCTAATTTATTTTCTGTTTCCATTTTAATATCCTTAAAATTTAATTCTTGTTTATCTTTACGCCCAACTCCGACTAAAACTGATTGATCTGCTGGAATACCAACGCTAGAAATCTCCATTGGAGTCCAGCTAGTAGCCCTGTAATGATCGCCAATAATGTCATTGCTATCACGTTCCATTTTATTTACCTTGTAGCCAACGGATATATTTTTTCTTATTCCGTCTTTTACATCTTCAAAAATTTCAGAGGCTAGTTCGCTTTTTCCAAAACGTACTACTGCTGTTGTTCTTTTAGCAGTCTCATCAATTTTAAAATCTTCTACTACGCCAATAACCTGACTCATATCATGGTCAAGTAAAAATGGTGCAGTTTTGCTATCCATAAACCCAGTGTCTATAGATGTGCTTTTATGATCTAGTACTTCTAAACCAAAAGACCTAGAAACAGGCTGCTCACTGGACACGCCAATTTTTACAGTTCTGCTTTCCTCATCAATGTATGATGCTTTTGATAGATCTATTGTTCTATATGCAATCTCACTAGCAACTGATCTATCTTCTTCATCACTTTCAACTTCAACAGCCATTTCTTCTGGTTCAGTTGTCATAACTTCTTCAGATTCAGTTTGCACTTCCTCTGTTTCCATTGTTTCAACTTCTTCAGTATCAGAAATGGTGTTTTCAATATTAATATCATCCATTTCATTTTCCTCGCTAGTTGTTATTAAATTTTTATCTGACATAAGTGCTATCCTCTCCCACCAGTAATAGATAACCCCACGATTTTTGGCAATCGTTTCCCATACGCCCTAACTTTCAACATCTTCATCCTCAAAACCTGTAGCTGGAACTGGTTGTTTATTACCAAAAGGCTGATATGCAGCCTGTATTCCATATTGATCCATAAGATCTTTTTCTTTTTGATGCATTTCCATTAGTTCTTCAGCATCCCTTCCCTGGGCAGCTGCAATATCTGAATATGTTGTTATTCCATTTTGTAGGCCTACAACATTTGCTTGGATTTCTTTTAGTGGGTCAATCCATGACCATTCCCTAGCTATATAGTTAGTAGCGTTATAAAACTTATCAAATTTAGCTATAGGTAGGTTTATAGCACCTGTAGATATAGACATTTCAAGCCATTTTTTAAATATAGGCTCAATCATATGGTCAATCATTAGCTGTTGAGCTATCTGATAAGCAGCCCTGTCCTCTAAAGCACCCTGACGGATTGATGAGTAATTAACTGATGTAAGGTCATTACTTAAAGAATGATATGAAATGTTTAGACCAGAAGCTATAGAACGTAATACTGACTTAGTAAAAGGATCAAAAGCTGTTGATGGGTGGCTAGGATCAAATTGTTGGAATGACATACCAGCGGGTAATTGTTCAAAAGTACCAGCAGTAGCGTTCATAACTGGTGCAAAATTATCTTCTATACCATCTCCAACATACGAATTGCCATCTGGACTAACGAAAAACCCCATTTTGCTTGCTGCTGTCCTTGCAGAAACAATTTCGGCCTCAAAATATCCATTCAATAACTTAATATTAGCCATTGCAGTAGAAATAGGCGAAACACCCCTGGTTTGTTCTGGTCTATTACACAAATAGACATGTAACAGCTCACTTGCTGGCACTCTTATATGTTTTCGGGTTTTTGAATACAAGGTATCGTATGGATGATCCTTAAACATGTAATAAGCAACTGGCTTATCAAAAGAATCAACCTCAACACCCATTTTTATAGCATTGCCATTGCTTGCAGTGTCGTTGTATTCTTCGTCTAAGTGATCTGCCTCATAAAAACGAATCATGTAACCAAATTTGTTTGTATTTGTTGGTATATGCTGAACTAAAACCTCACCATCCCTATATAAAGTCTCTACAAATAGCTTTTGAGCATCTAAAAATGACATTCTGCCATTCGCAACACAATTACCTTTCTTACACCACTCCTTCCAGGCGGCTTCAATTTGTTGATTTGCACTTATGTCTAGGGTGTTATTATCATTTCTTGCCTTAGAACTAATCCTTATTCCTGACTTACCTACAACATTAGAGATCATTAAATTTAGATATCTAGCTACATAACTATCATTTCTTGCTAATTCTCTAGCCCTGGCTCTTAATATTCTTAAATTTGGTTGTATTTCTGAATCAGCGGATGTTGATGTTGATGAAAAGTCTGAAAAAAGGCGGCCAACATTAGCACCTTGATATGTTCGTTTGTTTAATTTAATTGATTTGTCTTTTTTTCTTCTGTTAAGAATATTGCTATACCATGCCATTAGAATTTAACCCGTATTGTATTTCCAGAAGTATCGCCATTTTTTAATCTTGCTAATTTAACTTCTTGTAAGTATTCAGCTTTATATCTATCCCTAAACGTCATTAGTTCATCAATAGACATTCTGGAAAGTGATCTACCAGCAATAGACATGCTGCTCTGATCCATATTTGCACGACCCTGGATAACAGCTTCTAAACTATCAAGTACAATTTTTGCATGTGATCTAAGATCTGCATTTGTATCTGCTAGGTTAGGTAATATTGTCATTTTACCTTCGCCTATTTGTGTTCTGCTTGAGTCTGCTGTTCTAGTTATGTAAGAAGCCCAGATATAATCATGTGGATTGTAATTATCAGAAGTTGATGATGGGACTTCTATGTAATAAACATCATCTGATTCAGTAGCATTAATTGTAAATTGATGAGATCCGCCACCACCAGAGTCACAATGAAATTCATAGCTTAATGAATATGTTGATGTTGGATAATCTGTAGCTAAACCTTCTTTTTTCCACGCCCAGTAATCGCCAACAACCAATTCTATTGGTTCTTTTTCTGGATAATTAGCTCTGTCAAATACGTTGCTCAAGCAAAAAACCTCTTAAAATAATTAGATATATCTAATATTTAAGTTATGAGCCAAAATATATTTGTCAACTCTTAGGTATGAAGTTTATAAATCTTTCCAACTGTTAGCAAAATTGCTAGTTTGCCTAGTTCTTTGTCTTATTAGTGCATTGTTTTCTTCTTGAGGTACTACATCTGGTTCATTAACTAAGGTTCTTTGCTCTATTGAGTCCCAATTAGGGTTTAATATATAGATGGCTGCAAAGCAGTAAACTAAACAGTCTAAAGCCTCATTTCTTGGTCTGATCTGTTTCCAGACAAGTGATTTTCTACCTCTTACAAATTTAGCTACTCTTTTTTCTGCTGTAAGCTGTTTAAAGTATTCTTCATCTACATCACTTGGAAAATGTAAAGTTGTTTGATCTATATCTGTTGTTAGTCTGGCATATATAGCTTCTTTAGCTGAATCAGTACCAACACCATAAAGAACAGCTTTATTTTTACCCACATAGCTTGGTTTATTAGCTATTGGCTTACCAGCTACACTTAAACCTTTAATTGCAAAGATTCTCCTGGCTTGTCTTGGCTTTGTAAATTGGTAAACAGCGTTGGTTGAATGGCCACCACTGTCTATGCAAGTACATGATATAGGCATCACTCTGCCAGATTCAGTTTTAAAACGTGTTTTTAAATATGCATCTAAGTCTGCCCAACAGTTAGCAGCATTGGGATCTCCCCAGAATATGCGGTGGTCTATAACCCAGGCTTCGTAATTTCTACCATAACCAGTAATGGTTATTTCTAGTCGGTCTTTTTGGGTATCAACACCAGCAACAATAACTAATACTTCTTCTGGAATAGCTGTATGGTCATAATTTAGCCTGCGTTGTAATAGTGCTTCATACTCAACAGTATCACCTTGCTCCTCCCAACTTTGTCCCAGGGCAGTGTTGATAAATGTTTTTAAAGTCTCTGGATTCTTTTTAGCTTCAAGAAAATTAGTAGCCATATCAGCCCAAGTAGACCAAACACTGTAAAGTTCTGATATATGAAACCCAGCAGTTTTGTTTAATGCATTAGTTGCAACCCACTTTCCGTTATTTATCATCCATTGTTTACTAGATTCTTCAATTAGAGATCCACATTCTTCGCATGCATAAACAGCAGACTCTGGTTTATTATCATCCCAAACAACATTTTTCCATTTTAAAACTTGGTAATGGTCACACTCTGGACATGGCACATTATAATAACGCATGTCTGATTCTTCAAAAGCAGACTCAATAGCTGATATACCTTTAATTGTAGGTGTGCTGCACATAAAGATCTTACGATTAAAGAATGTTTTGGTTCTGGCTGTAGCTAAAGATATAGGAGATCCTTCTCCTTTTACGTTATGTTCAAAACGATCGATTTCATCTAAAAAAAGGACACGTATGGGTCTGCTAGCTAATCCCGCTGGAGATCCAGAGGAAGAAATTGTTATATGACCACCTGGAAACTTTTTGTGCATGGTTGTATTGCCAGAGTCCCTACTCTTAGCATCACTAACTACTTCTCTTAATTTATCGCTATCTCTTATCATTGCAGCAAGTCTATCTTTACTAAAAGCCTGACCCATAGTTAGATTGGGTTGCACTACCATAACAGGAGAAGGATCTTGATCTACATAATATCCCAGAGCATTTAAAAGTATTTCAGTTTTACCTACCTGGCTGCTAGTCATAACAACAATCCTTTCAATACCTGGACTGTTGAAGCTGTCCATTATTTCTCTTTGGTATTCACACCTGGATGTTCTCCATGATCCACTTTCAGCACTAGATTCTGGGGATAGTTTTCTGTAGTTATCTGCCCACTCGCTAACTGTTAGTTTCGGTGGTGGCCTGAATGTCTGCATGGTGCTGTTCAACACGCCCTGCATAGTCTTTAGGTATTCCATTGCTCTCCGCTAGTTCTTGTAAGGTTTCATAAACCTCATTATTTATAATTATCTCTGCTTCCTGGTAAGTCTTAACAGCAATAACATGATGTGCAATTTTTGATGCTAGTCCTAATAATTTAACTCTTACAACAGCTGCAATATCTGTCCAGGTATCTATTACTAAATTAGCTGGTATTAAAGCACCTTCTAGCTCTGATACTTTTAGCTCTGCTGCATCTGCCTGGGCTTTTGTTAATCTAGTCTTTTCTTCAGCTATATCACCAGTTCCACTACGTTTGTTGTAACCACCTAGTTTTCTTAGGTAGCTTATATAAGCATGTCTGCACACATCTATGTTTAAAGGGGATCTACCCATCTTACTAGGCAAGATACCATCTTTAATAAGCTCTGATATGCGTTTAACGCTAAGATCTAGGTGTTCAGCTACTTCTTTTTGAGTACTCATTTTTTGACTAAATTACCCAAGTGAAAAAGGGCTGGGACTAAAAATAAAATGCAATGCGAATAAACCCACGACATTTACGTTGAAAGAACCTACCTGCATTACTTGGCAGACCTCAACGCCCTGTTTAACTGCGATACAAAGTTTTTATTAAACTTACTAGCTGCATAGTTACTTGCTATGTCATAGAAGGGTAGCTTGGGTACATATGTTGCAGAGTTTTTAAGTGCCACTATTAGCTTCAGTTTATTATCTTTTGTTCTCTCCCAAACGCCAGAGATTCCATTAATTGTTTGTAGAAATTGTGATTTCTTTTTAACTAAACCTTTCTTTCTACCTGGTATGTTTCCAAACTTATTAAGCTTTGCCAATTTAGTTGGTATACCAAACTTCTTACCAGGAGATCTAACACCACCTTCTATCTGGAACTTCAGATACTTTTCAGCTGCTTCTTTAATGAATAAGATACCATGTAGTTGTGACTTCTTAGCTTTATTGACCAGGTAACTCTTAACAGTGAATGGTGTTGGCCTGTCTAGCTTCTGCTCTGTTTGCTTCATCATAACTTTACGCGTTTGGAATAATGTTTGGTTAATAGCATTGGCTGTTGCAAAAGGTATTTGTTTCTTTTGTTGCTTATCTAAGCCTCTGGTTATCTGTTTAATATTGTTTTTAATATTTACTTTCACTGCTTAACACCCCAGTTAGTCTTGCCATTAAACTTTAGGCCTAGCTCTGCTGCCTTACGTCTAATAGTTGAGGGGCTACATCCAAACTGCATAGCTACATGCCTGGAACTTTCGCCCTGTTTAATTTTCTTTTCTAATTTATCTTTATCTATTTTCATATATGATAATTATAAATTTTTGTAGTGTTCTATCAAGCGATTGAGATACCAAACACTCTTTTCTAAATCTTGTATATTAGCGTCTTTATATTTATGTCTATGCAAATATTTAACTGCATTACCCTCTAGATACGCTGGAAAGTTGCTGCCTAATTGTTGTTTAATGTAATCAATACACTCAACGCCACCCTTGTTGTAGTGCGGTGGTTTGTTTACTAGGTCATTCATTTGCTTCTCCTTTTAATTAATTCATTCCTACACTTCTGGACTATCTTAGGTTTACTGTTAGATCCATTAATATATTCATTGAGTTCTTTTACAGTCATAGTTTTAAGATAATAATTTTCAGTAATCATCTTCCCTGTTTGTTTGCTTTTAATCTTTGTGCTTGGTCTTAGCTTTATCGCCATTCTTTTCTCATTTTTTCTTTTTGCCAAATATGGCCTCATAGTTCTTATCAAATTGTTCTTTATCTATTTGCATTGGACGTTTTGTAGATCCCTTACCTCCGTGCCATTTAGTCATCTATGTATTACCTTTTTAAATGTGATATCTATGTTTCTTTTTTTAAATGTTTCTTTAGCTTGTATGTAGTCTGGGTGCATCAATCTAAACATTTCATCTATGCTAAAAAGGACAACATCTTTATCAGATCCATATAGTTGTTTAAGTCTTGGCATTTGGTGTAATGAGTCACATACAATTGCTATCTTGTTATCTTTGTATTTGAAACATCTAAAATCATCTTCCAATTCTGTAAAACCATTTTCCTGAGCTTTTTGTATTAGTGCTGCATAAGCTCTATACATCATCTCAACCATTTCAAATTTCTTTTGTATATTTGTATTTTTAAGAGCTTCATCTAAAAACATCTGGGCTTTGCAAAATTTAATTTCTAATTGTGTTTCAACACATTTAAATAATCTTTTCTTGCCACCCCAATCTTTATCTATACAAGATTCATAAGATCTATATTTTTTTAGTAATTCTTTTAATGCTTCTTCTGTATATCTTTTCATAGGGATCATTTACAGGGAACAGGGATATACCTATAGGTATATATCCCTTCCCTCCCTGCTAATTGTTGATTTGTCATTAAAACTTCCCTCAAACTTCCCTCAAACATCCCTCTACTTCCCTTTAATCAAACTTAGGTGCAAGCTTATGATATTCAGCAGATTGGTAGCCAGTAGCATCAATATGCTTAACTTCTTCTAGCTCAACCAATTTATATAAAATCTTTTTTATACTTTCTACAGATAAATCTTTGCCATACATATCTGTTACTTTGCCTTTTAAATCTTTAGGGAAAAAATAAACATCTTCTGGATTATCTTTATTAGTAATAATTGCCTGAACTTCCAAAGCATTTAAAACTAGCTGCTGCTTAGGTGTAAGCTTATCTTTTGATTTAAAATCAACATCAGTTAGCTCTAAAAAGCCAGAGGTTAATTCAAGACCTTCGCCAATAAGATCCACTTCCTTAAATACAAAGTTTTTGGCTGACATGCCTTGACCATCTTTGTTTAGAGTCTGCTCAAAAGATACAAACATCTGGTCATTTTTATCTGTTCTCTGGACTTTAAATTCATAATCTAAAGATGCACCAATAACACTTGATCCTCTAGCTCTAGTTCCTTCATGTCCAGAATGGTGTACCAGGCAAACATTACAGCCATAAGCTGCAATTAAACTGTCTAATTGATGTATAAAGTTGCCTACATCTTCTGCACTATTTTC